GCAATCCTCAGTACCAAAATAAATATTATCCTGAAATGTACACCAACAATAGCTTCGGATATTTGTAAATCTGCACCAAGCACCGGTTGCAACGTTAATGACGTGCTGCTCAAATTGCTCGCTGACCGGAACATTAAATATTCCATACCCTTTTTTAGAATAAATAACCCCTTGCCAACCCTCTTTATTTTTGTTTTTAGAGGTTCTTTCGATGACTAATCCTCGAATGTTGTCACTGAACGCGGCAACCGAGTTGCCGGTGTTTAATGTTGCCAAAGCCTTCGAGAGCGGAAAATATCCGTCCTCACAAATAACAATCACATCACCCTGATAAGGGAGCAAACATTTATATCCGATAGGCTTGCTGATTTTATAAGTCCCCACCAAAGACCAATTATCGGCAGAGTTCGGATTGTACCCCGAATAGACCAAAGCCTCACCCTCAGAGGTAATAAATACCGTCTTGTCGTCAATTCCCTGACCGCCGTCAATCGTCCAGTTGGCAATAGCAACCAACTCTCCGCCCCATTTAGAAACTTGAGACAAATCAAAAGAATTTAACGTTCCTTGAACATTACCGGCAACCGATGAATACCAAGCTTTTAAGGTATCTTTTTCGATAAACCATAAAAACTCTTTACTGACGGCTCCGGCAATTATTCTTGATCCGACCAAACTCTCAGAACTGAACCCCCAATCTCCGATATGTTCGTCTCCGTTTGCATCCACATAAAAAGCCTTCGGAGTGTCTTGCCCGTTCATAAAATATAAATAGTTTTTATATTGAACCGCCTGACAATAATTCTCGGTTAGACTAACCCCCATATCCGTCTGATTTGCGCCGGTAATATCCCAGATTTTGGAATTATAAATCGCAAAAAACTTGTCATGGTTCGGTTGGCGATATGCAGCCAAGCTCTCAACAAAAGTCTTTTGATTTCCAAGTCTTTTAAATAAAGAATATCCCGGTCTTAATTCAACTTGAGAGTCAAGAGGGATGTAATTATCCATTGTTACGGCAAACAGCGGATTCATGTCCGAGAGCGCATCTCTTCGGTTTAGCCCTAAAATAGGGGAAGCCAATGTCACTTCTCTATTCTTGACAGCACGATTGACAGGTCTTAACTCCATCGACTATTACTCCCCCATTTGGATCATCAAAAATATTATCGCTGTATGCAAGGTTAATATCGCCTGCCGCTGTTGTTTCGGCAAAGCTTTTATCCAGTTCTCTCTGATATTCGTTAAATTCTTCGGTGTAATCCATGCCTGAGCGTTTATTCCACCGCCAAACAATCCCGAGTTTTACTAAATACTCATCAAAAACGGGAATGTCTGTGTTTTTTGTTATTTGTGACTTAGGTTCTTGCGTTTTGTAATCATAACAAACGGCATTTGAGCGGTAAGTAAAATAAACCTTTCGACAACCGGGATTTTTAGCAAATAAAATCTTGTTGTTTTGAATTTTGAATAAAAGGTCAATCTCCGGCACATGAAATTGTTTTTCTATTGCCCACCGCTCATAAGTAATTGCCCCAACTACGTTTTCAAAAGTGTCTTTAATGTAAATAGTTGAATTTACCAAAGAATGAAAATCAGGGACAATGTTATCTATCAAATACTCCGTTTGTCCGTCAACAGTTTGTAAAACGGCATCTCTTGTAATTCCTTGCCAATCTGCGTGCCTCATTAAAGAAGAAAGCGTAGATTTGACAATGCTTGCCATAATAAAGTCGTTCGGATTAGAAGTATCAAATAAATCCTCAGGTCTCTGCGCGGCGCAAATATCAGCCGCCTCTTGTGCTATTTGTAGTATGTTCATTTTTTAACGCTTCCAGTTCATCTTTAAGTTTTGAATTTTCAGCCTTTAGCTTTTTCTCGTTTTCTCGCAACTCTGAAATAACAGCGTTGTTTTTTGAGGCTTTCAAAAAGTTCTTAGCCAGTTCGACCTCATCAATTAAGTTAATCGACAAAGCCTGTTCTTTTGTGAGTTTTGACAGGTCTTCAACCGTGAAAATTCCTCTTACGTTACAGCAATCAATCTGCGCCGCATTCAAAAAAGCAAACATCTGTAAAGGTGTTCCGCTCTTTTCTTTTTCTAATTTCAGTTTATAAAACTCATACTCTTTAGGAAATCTTCGATAATCCTCATAATCGGCAGGTCTGTTGACAACATCGTGAGAATCTCTGACCTGAATCTGTATGTATTGTTTTTTAACGTACTCAGGCAATCCGTTCTCTTGGATTTTTCCTGTCTTTACATATTTATCAAAAAACTTGGCAAATACGTTTTGATTAGTTCCCGCATTCAAAAAAGAGTTAAAAGTTGAAAAATCTGCATCCATAAATTTTACCTTTCTAAAAAAATAAAGGGGTGAGTTTTCCCACCCCCTCAAAATTAAGCATCAATCAAGACACCTTGTAATTGAGCGTTGCTCATTGTCAGGTTACCTGCCCAACCGATAATGCGATAAATAGCATCTTGGTTAACAGCAACACGCTCTCTGTCACCGATGACTTTGAAGTTACGATCACGATGCGGACGTAATTTCAAATAATCCGTATTCAAGAAATACATATGTTTAGCCGGACAAGCACCGCCGATACCGCCGTCATAAATAACGTCAGCGCCTTTGAACTTCAAGTTCTCAAAGCCTGCCTCTGCCAATTTAGCATTAACAAAGCGTTGTTGAGCAACCAAAGAAGCTTCAAAAGTTTTGTAAAGTGAATCGTCGGCAACGATTAAGTCCGGTTTGTCAGAACCACGAGAGCAAGCCAAATAAGCATTGTTCATTGCTTCGTAAATCGTAGCAGATGTCAATGCAGAAGAGGCTGTTGCTGTGTAGTTGCGCCAAAATTCATTACCTGTGGTTGCACGGTCAATACCGCCGACAGTACCTGAGGTCGGGTCATCAGCAACCAAAGCTTTCAAACCTGTTAATTGTTTACCGGATGAACCTGTACCATCAGAATAAATACCGATAGACATTTGGTTCATCAAAGTTTTTTCAGCGTTTTTAATTTTAGCTTCCATTAAGTCGATAACGCGTTCACGACCGCTGTTCTTTAACAACTCTTCGCCGGAGCATCCGACCGGAGCGGCTAAGAGTTTCAAATCATAAGCGGCAGCAGTGAAAACTTGCGGATTTGTGGTGTTGATGGCATCATAACCTGAATACCATACAGAATCACTCTCTCCGTATTCCAATTCTTCAACGATTTTAGTACCACCGGAAATCGGACGAATGTTTCCGCGTTCTTTCAAACGCGCCAATAAAGCGTTATTGTTTGTTACGTTATCTGCTAACTTACCTGTGCGTGATTCCAGAGTAGTCGTGAGCAGATTATCAAAGTTGACATTTCCTGCCATTTTTAGTCTCCTAAATTATCAAAGTTACGTTCAAGTTCTTCACGCAACGTCAACTCTTTGCCTTTCGGAGTGCTTTTTGAGGTCGGTTCAAAGCTTGCCTGCTTAACCTCATTGGCTTGTTTTACCTTTTTATCCAACTCGGCTTTTGCTTGAGCTTGTAACAGTTTTTCTCTGATAGAAGGGTTTCCCCAAATTGCTCTTTCATAGGCTTCTTCCAAAGTCCCAACACCGGCTCGCCCTAAATTCGCCATATCGGCACGTACATCCTCAAAATAAGGGTGTAAAACGTTTCCTTCGGCATCTTTTGCATCTCTGAAAGCTGCAATTTCATTCATAAAACGTGCATCTTCCTGAGATTGTAAAAAGGCTTGCTGTTGCTGTAAGGCTTGGTTTAATTGGTTAATTTGACGTTGCATTACATCGTTGTTTTGTTCGCTAATTCCAAATATCGACTGGAGTTTTGAAATCGTAGCCGCCGGATCACTGTTTAAGGCATCGCCGATAGCAACCAAGTTTTCAATATACTCTTTGCTATCCTTAAAGCCAAGGTTTTCCTTGCGGGCATTATAGATGTTTTCTAGCCAGTTATATTTAGAGTTTGCTTTAGAAATACCAAGCTCAACTTCTTTTTCCCTTTGAGCGAGATATTTTCTCCAATCCAAAGGCAAAGTATTAAAGCTGTCTTTGTATTCTTGTTTGTAAGCTAAAGGAGCGGCAATCACTTCTTCCGGCTCTGCAGGTGTCGGATTGGTGTTTTCTTCTTCTGCTTTGACTTCACTTTGCGTTTCCGCCGCAGTAAAGTTTTGTTCGAGTTCATCTCTTAAATCACTCATTATACCATATTTCCTTTCTGTAGTTTCGAACGAAGTCCGCTTTGAGGTCATCTTCACGGGCTTTTTCTATTAAAAAACGACGGCTCTTTCGATAACCGTCGCTGTAATCACTTGCCATAGCTGAACCTGTCTTTTCAAGATAGCGGTCAACATCTTTCGTGCTTTCCGCCCAAGTTCCGTCAGGCAACTGAAATTCTCTAAACATTAAAACGCCCCTACATATCCAGTTGTAATATTTTCGTTTGTCTCGCCTTTGATTGCTAACTCAGCCGTCTTCAAACCCTCTTGAATATCCATTTCTTTGTTGGCAAGTGCGTTTTTCTCTTCTGCGATTTGAGCCTTTAGTTGAACCTCCTGCTCTTTAATGGCGTTGGCTTGCTGTTTAACCTCAAATTCGTTTTGGTTCTTAACTTGGTCTGCCTGAGCTCTTACCATATCAGCTTGCGCTCTGATAACATCAGGGTTCGGCTGTTCAGGCTGGGGCTGTGCTAATTGGTTTTGAATCCGATTAAATGTCTCATCAATCGCACTGGCAAATTGTCTCGCGCTCGGTAAGGTCACAACAACGCTGTCCATCATCTGTTTGTATAAAGGTAAAAATGACGGATTTGTCATCACAACTTGGCTTGCTTCCGTCATCATCTTGTGGATCAGGTCAACCGCCTGTGTGGTCTTTTCCATTTCCTCAGATTGATTAAACGAAACATCCGTCTCAATCCCTAAGGTCATGTTTCTGATTTTATCCGAACGGAGCAACTGAATTGCCATCATAACTAATTCAGGATTCATTTCTCCGGCAAACTCGGCAAGTTTTCCGTCAGGGAACTTCTCACAGATAATCTCGGCTTTAATCTTTAACAAGTCAGTTAAAAACCGCTGAAAATTGTTCTGTCTGTCTTGGTTTCTTAATGTGCCGAAGTTTGTCTTTTTCGTGACAGCGGTCGCAGTTTCTTGCGGGTCTGAGTTTCCCCTCATAATATCGGAAACACCCGTAATCTCATAAATCGCGGCAATTAATGCTTGTCTGCGTTCAGCTAAGGCTTGCAAGGTGTTTACATATTGCTCAATCGGCACAAAGTCCACCAACCCAGACAAACCGCCTTTATCTCTGAGCTTTTGAAAATCATTCACAGCAACAAGGGTAACATCTTTATTTAAGATATTAGCCAAGCTTGGCATAGAGCTGTCATAAGCCCCGCTGACTTTTAAGGCTTGCATGGTAAGTTTCATACGAGAGTTTACACCGTCCAATTCATCAAGCTGACATTTTATCTCGCTGTAATCCGGAACAGGTATTAAACCATCATTTGCCAGTGTGGCAAAAATAGGCTTCGGAAACGGATAAAATCCATCAACCTGAAGAAGGTCTTCGTCTTCTCGCAAGATTTCGTTTATTTCTTTGGAGAGGTAAATAATCTTTTTATCCTGTTTGTCCCAAATACGATACACGCAGGTCTTTGAGTCCTCGTCGTCTTTTACTGACGGGTCAATTAACTTATCTGCCCACTTTTTACCGAACTGATCCAAAACCTCTTGTTTTGTCATGTCGATTTTTTGAGCTACCCAAGCGCAATCTTCCCAAACTGAAACATTTTCACAATCAAAAATAAGTTTTCTCGGGTCGATATAGGTTGTTTCAACCTTTATATCTTTTAAGACTTCCTGCTCGGTTTCTTGAATTTCTACCATGTCACCGTTAATAACTTCTTCCTGAGTGACAACTGTCTCATAGGTCGGATTTAACTTCTCATAAACCAACCCTAAGCCTGAGATAAGAAAGTCATTTCTTGCGTACTTAATAACACCGTCGAAATCTTGGCTTTCTAAGTCCCAAATTAAGGCTTTCTCAAGAATCTTGCAAGCGACATCCTCAACAGGGTTATTTTGTTTATTTTTTCGCTCAACGTAAGGAACGGGTTGCTTAAAGTACAAAAACGGCTTTAAGGTCTCAACGGAGCTCCAAAAGATATTTTGCTT